GGAATTTACACTTTGAGATACTTCATCCGCATATAATTCTAAATTGAACTTGTTATATTCTATAAAGTTTCTTTGTATATAATCCTTAATATCGTTTTCGATGTCTTGTTTTTGACTTGGTGTTAGAAATTGATTTTTAAGTTTGAAAGCGATCTCTACCCGATAATCCACTATTTTTGGTTGAACATATTCTGGTAATATTGTTATTACTGAGTTTTCTTTAAGAATAGTTAAAAGTTTTGAAATATTTGCTTCTTCTAATCCAGTTAATGATATGAAAACTCTCCCATATCTTGGTGGATATATTTCTTCTCCTCCAAAGATAACAAAGTCATTTTCTCCATTTACAAGATTGGAGTTTAAAACTAATGCTTGGTAATCTCTCTTTGTCACTGCTCTACCTTGCGAGGAGAACCATTTTGGCGCAACAAATTTAATTAGATCTATATCGGGTTGATCTAGACCGCCATTAGATGGATCACATTCATCACAAGATGTTCCAACATCTAAATTACCTGGCGTATATCCTACTGGTTCTCCTGCCGTAAATGCATATATTCCATTTGCAGCAGAGCCAGATGAAATTACATATCGTATTTCTAACAAATCGTCTTCTTCGAGCGATTTACCCAAACTATTAGTGAATCCAAACTGAACTGCATACCCCCCAGAGGAAAGTCTTTCTATGAAATAGATATTATCTTCTGTCTGAAAATTTGAACCTATATTTCCAACTAATCTCCATGTAGTATAGTCTTCTTGATTGCTTAGTTTTACTCTAGCTCTTATTGAAGATATATCTACATCTTCATTGTTGATGTAATATTTTTGTTTATCGAAATCAAAGGAATTTATTGCAGATGAATCCACAACCAATTCTCCTTCAATTACTTCCAATAGGGTATCGCTATCCTGAATAACACTAGTTTCTAAATTAACAAAGGTATATTGTAATCCGTCTTCATTTATTCCATAAAATGTTTCGTGTTCGGGAAATGTTGCAGATTCTGCTGCTCCAATATCTATACCCGTTACTAAAATTTTTGCCCTTGCTGATCTTCTTCCAGAAACAGTATAACCAAGGGGTTTAGTTAGAGAAATAAGGGACTCTATTCTTTGTGCAGAATCAAGAAACATTTCACTTGCAACCATATTCATATAATAAGCATAGTAAAATGTATTATATGATAATAAATCTATTAGGGTTCTTATTGCAGATCCCTCATAGTTGTAATCTTTGATTATATTTTGCGATTTTAAGTAATTTATAAGACTAGTTTTTATTTCTTCATAGTCCAAACTACCTAAAACTGGTGGTTTTACTTTTGCCAATTATCTGGTCCTTTCTAATGATATTCTTAATGTTTTTGATGCTGGACTATTTGATTCTCTATAAATTACATCAATTAATACTGTTCTTAGTTCGGTTGGTTCTGTACTAAAAACAATATCTTCGCAAAAAATTCTAGGTTCATACATGTCTAAAGAATTTTTAATTCTATATTTATATCCTAACAGATTAATATCATCGTTTGGATTAACAGGATCAAAATTTTCAAATAGCATATCATAAATCGATCCACCAAAATCTGGTAAGAATGGCCTCTCACCAAGATTAGTTAAAGTGATATTGATTATTGATTGCTGTAAAGCACTTCCATCTTTCTTTAAATTTATATCCTCAGTGAATAAATTCCTGCTAAGAAAGAATGGAAGATCTGAATGAAGATTTTTGCCTATTAATTGCATAGTTGAAATTATTTATAGTATTTTTGATCAGATTTAACCATATTCAACCATTTCTTTATACAACGCTTCCAAACCAGGAGTTATATACTCGGGTGGTCTTTCTGCGGTATCTCTGTTCAGGACTAAAACCATCGACGCACTGTTATCCTTGTGGAATAGATGTTTGATTGCGGTAATTAACCATTTTCCGTGTGTATTTTTTTCTTGTTTTGGTAAACTTGGACTAATTGCACCGTAATGATTAGTTTTAATCAACATACCAACCTTTGGTATAGAAGTATAGGGAACCATGATTGACATTTGTTGTGCGCTCATTTGTGTCATTTGTGCAACTCTATTGAGTGGTGTTGCCAATGGTGTATCCCAGAAATTTGAATATGTTCTATTATATTCAAGATATTCTTTGAACTTGCTATTCTGACACGGACAAATACAACTGCAGGGAGCATCTGGATCACTCCATACACATCCAAGATACTCTTCCCCAAGAACTGTCTTGATTAATTCACATTCCTTTAGTTCTTGCCATTTGCAGAAAAGATCTATGTAACTTGGTTCTGGTTCTTTGGGTTTTTTGTCTTTACACGGACAATTGCAATAAGGATCATTTTGTGGGCATCCACTATATCCTATTGGTGCCTCTGGATTTGCACATACAAATCCTTCACAAATCTTAGATTTTCTAGTAAAGACTAAAAACTGAGATGAGAAATTATTATCAAAAAGATCATAATTTGGTTTCATGGTTGGGGGCGAAACCATACCATAATCGCTCTCTCCACTTAAATCATATTTCCATACATCTTCTGTTATCAGTGTTGGTCTATATAATATATTTGTTCCTTGGGCCCAATTCATTGTTGTGCTCGTGAACCATCCCTGAATTGCTGGACTATGGACATTTATCAAGGAAGTATTTGCATCAACAGAATTGAGCACATTCAATCCACCAGATGCAATTGCATTTTTTCCTTCAGGTGTTAATTGCAACCATCGATCCATTTCATCAGGATACCACCAATAATATTTTTTATACTTATACGCTAAAATATCTCCAAGTATTCCGGAAGAGTCTCCATCTATATCTCCTAAATTTTTAGAAAGCACATGGAATAGTTCTTGGGGAATGAAAATATTTTTCGGTATATGGAATGACCACCATGATCTATGTGGTTTTATTTTTCTATGAGAATACTGAAGATACCCACTACCATGAGCACTCTCTTTGTATTCTGGATCAACATCTGCAGAACGACCATTGTACCAATCGTAACTATTTACATCTTCCTTTTGTATATCTACACGGTTCTCGCCATGGTGCCATTTACTGTTCCACCACCAACCCTTTGGTTCTGAAACATAATATGGGAACACAGTCTCAAACCCAACTTCTGGCCACAATTCCATCCCATTACTGGATAGTGAAGTATCATTCAAATTTTTGTTATATTCGTTCCACCAATCATGACTCTTTGCCGTTTCCTCATCATAAACATTTGATTTTTTAATAGCAACATCGAAGCCATAAGGATCTTGTCCTATTACAACCACATTATTTCTTATTGTTTGTCTTCCCGTTGGTCCTGCAGAAATCGAGACAAGATATGGTAAGAAATATTCAGTTCCTGCATCTCGGATAAAACCATCAGGAAAATCTTGTATAGACTCCAACCCAATTGGGGTTTCAAATTCCACTCTAACATATGATGATAATTGTTCAATTTTTAAATTTGGTGGAATAGAATTTGCAGAAATATTATATAAATTAAAAGTTTGTTGATAACCGGTCGGTTGTGCCCCACCGAGGACATCTAAATCGGCCTGAGATAATATAGAAATATTATCTATAGAAGTAACTGCTGAAACAACCGAGGATCCAACCTGCGAATTTATTGGGGCACTGATAAATGTTTTTTCTGTAACTATTCCAATTCCAGTACATATTGGTGCATATCTACTAGAAAATGGAAAATCATTTAATTTATTTGAATTTACTACCTTATAATTTGAAAAAAGATTTCTAGTTGTTCTAAATGAATTTGGTGAAAAATTTGTGTTATATTTTTGTGAATAATATGGGTTACTGCTGCCGTTGAGGGGTATGTTATATAACCAAGGTCCTATTTGTGCTCCCGTTATTCCTTTATTTCTAGAAAGCAATTCATATCTACTACCCCTTATTGATTTTCTTTTTATTGATTTTATATTAAATAGAGATTTTGGTGTTTTTATCGGATTTGGTCTACCGTTGTTGATGCTTCCGGGAAGACCGGTAGAAAGATCAGTAAATACGTTTTTGCCCGGAAGTTTTGAATAGAAAAATGCTTTTCTATTATACCAAGTGGAATATTGTTGTTGAAAACTCTGTGCAAGACCTGTTGCAAATATATTTTTTGCATATTGTAATAATTTTATTTCTGCGTCTATTATTTTAATTTCTTGCTCTGCTCTTCTTTTTTCTACTTCAAGGTAAAGCGGATTGAAACACAATTTATTGTAGCAATCTCCATTTTGTAAACACTCTCTTGATACCGCAACATTTCCATTCGGTCCAATATAATCATCGATATCAGCAAATGCAGATCCGCCGCCTGGTGTAAATTGATAACTAAAATACCAATTTTCTTCAGTACCTATGTACTGTGCTAGTGTTTTCATGAATTTGTTTTTAGAACATTCTCTACACCAACCCAAAGCAGGGTCGGTGTTGAAATCTACATATGTTTTTGACTGATCTGAAGTGCAATTACAGCAATTTAACTGATCAAATTCAATATCTACATCATTTTGTAAAAAATTATTACATTTCATGCACATCTGTCTACCATTTTCATCTTTTGGTAGTACCAGAAGTGGAACTTCTCCAAGACCATCAATATAATTGAATCCTACACATGCGGAAGGTTCTCTACTAAATACACTTCCTGTTAATGGATCGGTGCATCCTTGTCGTAAGCAAGCCTCCGTGCCCTCTTCGCATAAATCATAATTACCACTAAAAGAAACACCCCCGACAGAGCAGTAAGGAACCCAATATCCAGCATACCATCCGTGGCATGTGTAAATATCAATTAAGTCTTGTGCTTGTGGATACCAGGGCCAGTAGATCGGCCGATCTTCACATCTATCGTTTATACCATCGCCATCTTCATCTGTGTTTCCACCGGCTGCCCCATAAAGACACGCCGACTGATAGGCGTCAAAGGCAAATGATTCACAATAAGCTTCACCAAGAGTATTAGAATAGCATCTACCAAATGGTCCAACCGGCCCACCAGGAGTTTGGTTATACCACCCACCAGCGTCGTCGCGCATGACCAAGGCTTTACAGTTAATATTCGCTCTTTCACGCGAAGCTTCAATTGTTTGTCTTGGGCAACATACATCAAATTGAGATGCACAACACCAGTGTGACCTTCCTGTAAGTTCCTCAAAGGTATATCCTTGTGGTGTTTGCGTTATTATAGTTTCCCAACATCTATGACACCCTTTGGCCTGCGGATTATTTAGTTGTGATGAACCTGGTACATTTGTGTAAAATCCACATCCCGCACAACCTTCTACCTTAAAATCGCATCTTCCTGGTCCATTATAACCATCATCACATCCAAAGCCGCCGCCTTTGGTGGGTTCAGGGCCGCCAGGGTCGCCGGGATCCTGCCCGGGCTCGCAACCCTCGCCCAACAAGAACGAAGATGAAAAACTAATATTGCTACCAAACGATGAAGATTCTAGAATTTTTTGTGAATTTGTTGGTGTTGTTGAATTTTTAGGATATGGTTCGCAGCAAGGTAGTAGTCTTGATTCTATCCATGCATCTGCCTGTATAATATAAAAGTCGGCTTTATTGTAAAAATCTTGAGCAATTTGTTTCTTTTGTTGAAGATTATTTATTTCGGTATCATATTGTGCCAATCCTCTATCTATTACATATTTTAAATATTCTGGTATATTGTTCTTTAAATTATAAAATTCACCTATAGTGCTTTTTAACCATGTATTTGGATCATAATCATATAGACTAACACCTGTTGGGATTTTTAATTTTGGATCATCTAAATTTACAGAAAGAGTTAATCCGTGTTGAATACACTCATTTTCTTTATCGTAATCTAGTAAATCAGTAAACGAACCGGCCGCGACAACTCTATATTCTTCGTTTCCTTTATAGATTCCATTCTCACCAAAAAGAAAATTATAAACATCACCACTAATTCCTAATTGTGCTGGATTTATACAACCAAGATTTCCGGTAAATCCACAAGCAGATCCAATCGATTGCAAGGACTCTAATTGTTGTTTATCCTTTATTCCATAATCAAAACCATTGAAGCAGCAAACCACACAACGGTATACTTCCCACCGTCGTTTTAGATTTTTCATTTTTACAAATTCTTTTCTCTTATCTTCCAATGGTTCTCTAATTTTAGTTTGAATTAGATGAAGTTTTTTAATTTCTAGTTCGGTGATATCAAATTGGGGTTGCCATGCGATATTTGACCATCTGGAATCTTCTTTTCTATCAACATAATCCCACCAAACTATTTTTGGATTATCAGGTTTTGCTCCAAACCCTCTGTCTGCAGAATAATGTATTCCGCTTTCAAATGGATTATTTAAAGTATTTAATTCGTAAAATCCCCAAACCGAATCCGTTGCTAATCGTGAGGGTTTTGTTATTTTCTTTTTTTTGTTTAAAATTGATCCAGTATCAACATCTTCTGGTATTAATTTATATTGTTCAACGTGATTTACTTTGGCAAAATCTCTATGATAATCGTAATCTACTATTGAATAGGTAAACCCTTCAATCGAACTCATAAAATCAAAGTAAGGATCATTATAATTTGGTTTTTGTGAGATGTAGTGAGAGTAAAATGCTCTGCTATTTGTTAGAGAAAGTAAATCATTTTGATTTGTGATGGATACCGAAATTACTCTGCTTAATTTTTGTTCTGGACCCTGGAGATCGTCAGTATTAAGATCGAAGGTTGGTGGACTTTCATTTTCAGATTGTTCCTGTAGAATTTTTTCTATAGATTTAAAGTGCCATCCGTCTCTATCTTGCCAGAAACAAAAATTAACAGCATTTGTGTTTATTTTAGAAACAGAATAGTTTGTCACAAACTTTATCAAAGACATTATATCGATCTGTCCCTGATTGACTCCGGTTGGATAGCTAATATCTTTATGCTTTAACCAAATACCATTTTTTGTTCCTTCTATTTCTACCGGACTTAATCCTAATTTTAAGGAAAGTTCATTTATAAGACCTGGTATTTTATTTTGATTTGAACCAGATTGTTCTTCCTCATCCGAACCAATTGAAATATATCCAATAAAGTCTTTATCTAGATTTAAAAATGAAGTACTGAATATTTTATCAAAAAATTCAGAAGACATGAATTCCATTCTATAAACAATATGCTTATCTGCAACCCCATATCTTAATTCATTTACATTTGCAAAATCATTTATAATTTTAGAGGAAACAATTGTGAACTTCAATTCAACTGGACTTTGGTTTACTGGAAGATCGATATAACCAAACTTTATTATTATCTTCTCACCACCAACGATATTCATTTGACCTACCCAGTCATTTCTATCCACAACTTCAATATAACCAGTCATATAACCAGTGGAAAGATTTTCTTCAAAACTCAAAACCTTCAACATACTTTCACCAGAACCACTGGTTTCTGCTGAAACTATATGAAAAATTTCTTCATCTTTTTCTATTGCGATAGAACTAAGAGCGGATATGAACTGATTTGGGTTATCTGTTATTTGCGGCATATTTTAAACTCTCACATCAATGAACACACTTCTATCTACCCTATCGAGGGTAATTGCTTCATCGTATAATCTGTATATTGTATTTATAAACTGTGTTTTGGGTATTTTTATTGTAGAAAGTTTATCGTTTCTTTTGTTTTCAAAATCTCGATTAGTCTCTACTGTAATTCCAGCGTTTCTTAAAATTGCAGAGGAAGTTATGTATAAAAATAAAACAGTATTATATAAAGTTGTGGTATTCGTATACGGAAGATTTGTGGTTATCTCACTGTCGCTATCTGCAATTAAAGTAGTCAATTCATTGGTTGATCTATTAATTATTCTGTATGGATTTACTATATTTTTATTTTGATCGTAGAATCTATAAGGAAGAATTAATTCAGATTCTACTCGTGCAATTCTTCCTGCTGGTGTATTACTCACTAAAGAAAATCCATTTTCAGATGGTCTAAGAATTATAAAATAATTATTAGCAGAAAAAGAACCACTGACTGCTGAAATTAATGTATTTCTTAAAATTTTATCATAATTCGATTCAACTCTACCCCAAACAGTAGTATCTAAATTTCTACCAGTTGAATCTGTCTTGACCACTATGTCGTTTACTTGTGCATTTTGCATGTTGTAAGTATAGAGAGCAGTTCCACTATAGATATTTGATAATTCTGTATTGAAACTAGTATATTCTGTGGGCCAATCTTTATTGGGATTAATTATTTGATTTGCCATGAATATGAGTGGAGAATACATGCTATCTCCATATATTTTTCTTGAAACATCCTCTGGTTTGTCTCCACCAGAAATGATATATGTGTCATATAATTGATATTCATTAAGTGTCGATTGAGAAAATGAAACCTTTCTGAATATATCAACGACCTCTATTGTATTATCATTTTGAAAGGTGTAATTTATTTTAGGATATCTTTTAAATATCATTGTTGTTTCCTATAAATTTTAATAGAAAGAAGAGGATCGTGATTCGATCTCCTTCGAATATGCCTTCGCCTTTCTCATGTTTGGTTCTAATTCTACAAATTCCAGCGTAACAGATTGAGCAAGCGGCCTTACTTTTCCTTGACTTCCTACACCATATGCACCCTTGAACGCGGTTTTATTTATTGTGACCGCAGATAATAGACACAATTGGGGTTGATTGTTCCAATATGTGTCATATTTTAAACTATCTGCAGGCCCAATACCAATTCTCCAAAGCGGAGGGTGACGCATTTTATATGCATATGGATATATAAGTGTAGTTGGTAATTGATATGCCTGAAATGCATCACATACATCGGATGCTGCTTCAGAATCACCCTCACTCAAAGCAGGCATTAAAAGTCTAAAAGTAAAGACTCTCTTGGATACTCCTATAAATTTTGTATCAGATAAATCCAAATCCTGTAGGACACTTCCCAAAAATAAATCATTCATTTCGCTCACGGCAAATTGAACTAGTTCGTTAAAAGCCCACCCCGCAGCAAGTCCAACTGCAATTTCGGGTTGACCAGCAGCTGCGGCCACAAGAGCCCCTGTACCTGCCCAGTTTGAAAAAGTTTTAACTGGATCTGCTAGTGTATCGTTTCCTTTTCTGTCTGTTGCATAGTGAACATTTGAATATGTGGAAAGATCAGTAGGTGCGGGAACGGATATGGATGCCAATCTGGGAGTTGAAAATGTCGGAGGTGATCCGGGGGGAGAATTATTTGCTCGTAGAAGAGAATTATTGGTGTATTCATGGGCATAGAACTTCAGCCACAATGGAACTTGTTTCTGCAATGCTGGATTTTTAGGATATACATAATCTCCCTGTATTGGCATTTTTATTTTAACTCCTCATAGATAGTTATATGGCATATAAGACGAAATATATCCCAACTAATCCCACCAAATATGTAGGTGATATTAATTTAATTTGTTGCCGTTCTCTCTGGGAAAGGAAATTTTGTAAATACCTAGACACCAATAAGAATGTTGTAAGGTGGTCATTCGAAAGTATCAAAATACCATATGTTTCTCCTATAGATAATAAAATTAAAAATTACATACCAGATTTTATAGTAGAAACACGAAATAAAGACGGATCTATTGAAACTAAAATCGTAGAAATCAAACCAAAAAAACAAACACTAGAACCTGTAATCGGAAAGAAACATAAAAGAACACTATTAAATGAATCGTTGACTTATCAAGTCAATAAGGCAAAATGGGAGTCGGCTATGAAATTTTGTGAAAAAAATAATATAAAGTTTAAAATTATAACTGAGGAGGATTTGTTCTAATGGATAGAACCGCTAAAAGCATAACCGACTATAGAGCTAAAATTGCACAATATGGTGGCCCCCAGATACCAAGTAGATATAAGGTTTCTTTTTCATTTAGAGGTGTAGATGAAATTAAAACATATTATCCAGAAAGCATATCTCTTCCGGCTAGAGCATTTAATGTTACTCCATTTTCTTATTGGGGTCCAGACTACCTAATACCATCAAAACGAGATTATGGTGAATGTGCAATGTCATTCATTATAATGCAAGACTGGGAAGAACGAAGATATTTTGAAAAATGGATGGATAATGTAATTACTGTAAAGGGAAGGGGAGGTCGAACTCCAGGTCTTACCAATAGTTCATTTGGAAGTCTTTTTGGCATCATTCCTGATGTGTTTCCATCACAAGCCGGAACAAATGATGTCAATCAATCAGAATATCCAGACATAGCAATGCCTTATGAAAAGTTTGCAGGAACTATTGGTATTCAATGTTTGAATACAGAACATAATAAAGGCCCAAATGCAATATTCACTCTACATGATGCATACCCAACAACAATAACAACCACAAATTTGGCCGCCGAAGCAAATTCTTATGGAACATTTGTTGTTGTTTTTAGCTTTAGATATTATACAATGATATAAGGAGATTTGAATGCCACTCGTTGATATGTTAAAAACCACATTACCAAAATATTCAGAAACGATTCCGTCAACTGGTAAGAAAATTTACTATAGACCATTTTTAGTAAAAGAAGAAAAAACACTATTGATGGCGCAAGAAGTCGGGGATGAAGAGAGTGTCTTATTGGCAATAAAGGAAATAATTGAATCCTGTTTTCCAGATATAAAAGATGCATCAAAAATACCATTATTTGATTTAGAATACCTCTTTTTAAAATTAAGAGCGAAATCTGTAATGGAAATTGCAAATCCAATTTTAATATGTCCAGATACAAAGGAAAAGGTTAAATTAGTCATAAATCTAAACAACATAAAAGTTAAGACCGATAAAACTCATACAACTGAATTACAAATATCGAATGACATAATAATTGGAATGAAATATCCATCCTTGAGTACTCTGTTGGAGAAAAATTTAAATTCAGCAAGTCTGATGGATTTCTATGAAATGGCAATAAACTGTATAAAGTTTGTACAAACAAAAGAGGAAAAGATAGAAACCGATAGTCTTTCAAAAGAAGAAGTCAAAGCATTCGTTGATTCAATGACAAAACCTCAATTTGATAAAATCATAGAGTTCTTTGCAACTATGCCCAGAATAGAAGAAGAAATAGAATATAAAACTTCGGACGGAGTTACTAGAAAGGTTTTACTGAAAGGAATAAAGGATTTTTTCGAATAAGCCTCAGTCATATTTCATTAGACAATGTTTTTGATATAAATTTCAAATTAACAATTATATTAAAACAGAACATGTCAGAAATGCAAGAAATGATACCTTGGGAAAGAGACATTTATCTTGATATGCTGAGGCGACACATCGAAGACGAGAACTTAAAATTGAAAACTGCAAAAAATGATACAATGACAAGTAACGCATTAAGGAGAAATAGATGAAAGAAAAAGATCTAGAAAGTTTAAAAGAAAAAATGATGGGTGTTTTTTCTCCATACATGAACTCCAATGATCTGGTAATGGATGAAGTTGAACTTCGATCATTTCCAACAACAGTAATACCAAAAATTGAATCTGAATCTCCTCTACAAGCACCCAATGATCCTGTAAATTTAAATGTTACTATAAATCAAAATTCAAGAACACCCATATCATTAAATCCAATAAACATCAAAAGCAATAACAAGACTGTTAATGTTAATTTAAAAAAAAATGAAACAGTGATTGATAATATACTTTC